GCATTGCCGCAACGACGTCCTCGCCATTGCCAGCCTCAGTCGCCTTGGCGATGAAGTGCTCGGCCTGTTGGATGTCGCGCTGCGCCTTTGCCAAGCGCTCGTCGAGCGTCTGCGCATTGCTGTTCAGTGCGTGGCCCTCAACGGACGACAGACGGCGAAGCATGTCCGCGTTCTGCTGTTCGAGAAGGCGGATCTTCTGCTCCGCAGTCTCCCTAGCGCGGCGATGGATGTCGCGGCGACGCTGGCGACGCCGGTTGCGGCCAGTGCGCACCTCTTCGTCGTTGTCCTCGTCGCTCTCGGCCAGACGATCGTCTTCCTCGTCATCATCGTCCTCGGCGGTGTTGGCCTCGGCCTTGCTATCCTCCTCGTCCTCCTCGGGCGGGGTCTCAACAGGAATTAGCTCGTCGTCTTCTTTGAGTGTATTGTCAGTCATAAACCGGCTCCCTTCTGTGTAGCCTTATCAATCATATGAAGGCTTTGATGGTCAGCGGATCGCCGGTCACCTTGCCCACAAGATCGAGGTCGTTGAAAATTACCAGTAGCGCTTCATTTTCGCCATCGGTCGTCTTGACGGTCCAGCGGTCGCCGCCGTACTTTGGCACGCGCACGAAGTCGCCCGGCTTGCACCAGCTTCCTTCAGGCCACGGGTCCATTGTCGTACGGTTTTTGAACGCAAGTTCTCCCACCAAAATCACCTTCGCGATCTGGGTGTTCCACGCGTCCGTCTCGCGTGTCTCCGAAGTCAGGATGATCCCGCCCTTCGTCTTGGCCTTCGGCGTGCGGATCTGCACCAACACGCGGCTGCCAAATGGGTGTATGCCCGGCTCGCAAGGCGGGAATGCCTCGTCCACGCTGGCGTAACCGAAGTCTACTTTATTCGCTAATTCTTGCATGTGCGCTCCTTTATAAAAACCTGTCTTTCGTCTCCCTCTCGGCGACCATGTCGATAAGAGTTCGTTTCGCGTGCTCAAGCCCCGCGTACATGCCGACAGCCCGACCGTAGTCGAACAGCTCTCGGCCCGAGGGGTGCTCCAGCGCTTCCCGTGCAAGCCTTGCCTGCTCAGTCTCCAAGCGCTGGAGCAGCATTTCTATCTTCATGCTGGTGTCTTTTTACTACCAGTTACTGCGGTCTTTGGGTCCATTCCCATTTTCATGAGCTTGTGCATGTTGGTGTTATCGGCAGTGAAGCTGCCTTTGGCCTTGCCCTTGCTCAGTGCTGCGTCGTTCTTCATGTCGCTTCCTTCCTATGGTTGCGGGTTTATCCCAGTGCCGGTTGACACTGCGAAGTTCTCGCCGCTCTGGATCTCGGCCTGCGCCAATGCCATCGCGGTCTGATTGTCTTGCTGGTTCATGGCCATGCGGGCCTGAAGCTCGGCGGCCGTACGTGCGTCTTCGGCCTGCTGCTTCTGTTGCTCGATGGTGACCTTCGCCTGCAGCTCGGCCGCGCCCATTTGCGCGTCCATCTGCATCTTCTGGGCATCCATCTGCATTTGCTGCGCATCCATTTGCATGCGCGCGGCCTCCGTTTGCGCATCCATTTGTGCGCGCTGCGCGTCGGCCTGTTGCTCGGCCTGCATCTTCTGCTGATCGAGCTGCAGCTTCTGGCCCTCCAGCGCCAGACGCGGGTCTTGCATCGGCGGCTGTTGGAATTGCTGCATGACTTGCTGCGCCTGTTGGATGATCTGCGGGATCTGCGCGAACAACTGTCCGCCCTCGGTCAACGCAGTCGTCGACGCCTCGGCCAGCATGCGATCGAGCGCCTTGCGGCCCTCGACGTCCTTCGGCTCCATTTCGCGCATCAGGTCGCCGAGATCCTCGCCGCCCAGCGCATCGGTCGACACGTCGAATACGCTACTGGCGTACCACAGCGCGACGTGCTCCTTGATGTGGTTAAGGATGGCGGGGATGTACACCGGCGCGAAGACTGGGTTCATGCCGAACGTCGGCGACATCAGGTACGCGATGTGCGTCTGCAAGTGCGCCAGATGGTCTTGGTTCGGGAACGCGGTGACGGGCCGACCGAGCGATGCGGCGACGTTCTCGTTCACTGCGTTCTGCTCCGACGGCTCGACGGCTGGGTTGAGCAGCTCCTTCGCGTTCGGCACCTTCAGCGTCTCGAGGATGCGCTCCTCGACCTTGCGCATGTTGTACATGCCGGGGATGGCGGCGGCGCGCTGCGCCACTGCCTGCACCTGCGCGTAGCGCTGCGCCTCGGAGAAGATGTTCGGGTCGCTGACTGGCACAACGTCGAGGACGCCGTCGAAGTCTGCGCGTGTCGCCAGCTCCTCGCCTGCCTCCTTCTGCAGCTTCTCGTCGTCGAGATTGAAGCCGTTGAGCCGATCGAGGATGCGCAGCATGCGGCCCATTGCGTCATGCAGACGGCTGTGGATCGCGGAGTAGACGACTGCGCCCTGCTCCAGCTTGGCGAGCGTCGTGCCGACTGGTGCGTTGGGGTTGCCGTCGGCGATGTCTTCCATCGACGTGCGCACAACGCCCTTGGCCGCGTCGACCAAGAAGCCGAGCAGGCTGAACAGCACAGGCGAAGGCGGGTTGTACGGCAGCGGCATGGCCAGCTTGCGCACGTCGTCGACGTTCAGGCCGCCCTCGATCTCCTCGGTCTGGCCCGGCTGCAACGACAGGCTCTGCCCGCCTGCCGTGCCGCCCTTGAGCTTGAGCATCGTCTGGCTGTTGCTGATGTGCGCGCTGTCGAGCAGCGCACGCAGCGCGCCGGTGGCCGCGCCGCTCAGGCCGCCGATCATGTGCGGCAGGCCGATTGGGTACGCACCGCGCCACGGGATGAACGGGAACTCGACGAACCAGTACATCTCGTCGCGGGCCTCGTCTTCCTCGTCCCAGTTGCGATAAACTGCGAGTACCTTGCCCGTCGTCTTGTCGACGCTGACGATGTACGGCGCGTTGCCCTCGCCCTCCTCGACTTCCATCGTGACGTAGGTCTCGTACACGATGCGCAGGCCGTCCTCGTTGTAGCTGGTGGCGTCGCGGCCTTCGATGCGGTCGTTGGCCTGTCCGGCCACGGACTGCTCGGGCTCCATGCTGGACGGTGCCAGATCCACGTCGCGGTACATTCCGTCGCGTACGCGGTTTTCGTAGTCCAAACTGGTAATATATTGCACGTGGGTCTTGCGCTGCGCCGTGTAGAAGTTCGTCGCGGCGTACGGCAGGAGCATGTCGTCGATCGGCACGAATAGGAACGTCGGCCGGTTGCGGGCCGTGTCCCAGCCGAGCTTCAAGTACTGCGCGCCGCCGAGTGGCAGCTGCGTCATGAGCTGCTCGAGCTCGGCGCGTACCTCGGGGCACTGCACCGTCATCTGCCAGTTGAGCAGGCTCGTCTTGCGCTTCGCCTTGTCGACCTTGTCGCTCGTCGTCGGGCCGCTGATTGCGTCCTTGGCGGGGCCGCCTGACGGGAAGATCTCCTTCATGGCGCGCGCCGCGAAGTCGACGCAGGCCTCGGTCATGACGGGATGCACGACTTTCGACGCACCCTCGAACTGCGCGCCGCCGGGCGCGTCGTCGCCCAGACCAGTGCGGCGCAGGCCGTCCTCGTACTGCTCGTCACGCTTCTTGCGTGCGTCCTTGTCCTTGCTGATCAGGTCGAGGAGCTGCGTCGACAGGCTGGCCAGCTCGTGCTCGGGCATGTCCTCGGCAAGGTTGGCGTAGAATTCGTTCTCGGCCTTCGGCGCGGCGTCGTCGCCGAAGCGCACGATCGCGCCGCCGTCCTCGGTGTCTTCGACCTCGTCGTCGTCAACGTCGGGCAGATCCACGTACTCGCCTTCGGGCATCTCGTCTTCGTCCATTGTATCGTCCTTCACTGGCTATACGGGTTTCTGTACACTTTTGGTGCAGGCCTGTCACCCTCGATGCGCTTCGGCGGCTTGGTTAGGCGCAGGAGGCCCTTGTCCATGAGGACGCGGATCGCCTGCGTGGTCTGGTCGACGTGGTCGTCGTGCTTGATGCTGCGCTCGCCGGTGAAGCTGCACAGCTGATGGATCACCGGCTCGCACCATGAGCGCGGCTTGCCCGGCTTCTTGTCGCTTTCGGGCATCCAGACGCGGCGCTGGGCGAAGATCGGCGACGCAATGTGCAGTCGCGACAGCTTGTCTGCGCGTCCGGGGTTGTATGCGAAGGCCTGAATGCCCTCGCGATCGAGCATCTGGCGCAGGCTGATGCCGCTGCCCTTGTCCTCGATCAGCAACAGGTCAGGCTTGCGCCCCGACGACAGCGGCTTGGCGCTGCCGAACATGGGCCTGATCATGGCCACGTCCTCGTCGTCGCCGTAGCGCACCTCGAGCTCTTTCTTTACGCGCTTCATCAGGTCGGGCAGGCCGAGATGGTCTTCCCAACAGTCGAGCAGGATGATGTGGCTCATCTCCTTGTACTGGAACAGGCCCCACACGCCGCATGCCGTCGGGTCTGGGTCGCCCTTACGGTCGAGGCTCTTCTCGGTGTAGGCCGTGTCGAGCGACATGATGATGAAGTCGAGCCTCGGCAGCGGCTTGTCGGCTGGCCACAGGTTGATCCAGCTGCGCTGCACGATGCCGCTCTCTTCAGGATCGATCAGCTCGCCGTACAGTTCCTGACGGCCGAGCGTCGTGCCCTCGTACTGCGCGAGGTTGTCGAAGAACGTCGTCGGCAGGTTCGCCTTGTTGTCGTACGTCGAGCCGCGCACGATGATGCGGTTGGCCTTCGGCGCGGTCAGGTTGCGGATGAGCTCCTTCGGCTTGGGCGTCGTGGTCCACAGCACCTGCGGCCGCTCGCCCAGACGCATGCCCATCATCATCATGTCCCACGTGTCTTCGTCGTACTGCCACGCCGCAAGCTCGTCGCACCATGCGCGCGTGTGCTGCGGCCCGCGCAGACGCTCGGGCTTCTCGGCCGTGAAGCCGCGTATCGTGCAGATGTTGCCTGCGGCGTTGTACATCTTAACGACGAGATCCGACTTGTTGTAATCTGCAAGTAGCGCGTTGGGCAGTACGTTGAGTATGCCGCTTTCGCCCTCGAAGCAGGTAAACTTAACGTCCTGATACGTCGGAGCGATGACGCAGCTGTCGAAGCCGCTTTCGTCCTCGAACACTGCACGCGTCAACCATTCAGCCCCCACTCTGGTTTTGCCGTACCCTCTACCTGCGAGTACGCCCAGCTCGGTCCAGTCCGTGCGCGGCACGAACTGATTGGCACGCGCAGTCCTGCGCCAGCGCAGTTGCCAGTCGAGGTGCACGCGCTGCATGGGCGTGAGGTCATCAAGCGTCATGCGACTGAACGTGTCGGTGATGTCGTGCAGGGGAGGCATCAGGCCGCCGCGTCAGTCTCGTCAGCGCCCGGCTGTTGTGCGACAACGCTCGACAGTAGTTTGGTCAGTGCGATGTTGTCTGCGTTTGCGTCGATCTTGAGGGTCTCACCTTCCTTGTTGCCGATGCTGACGTCTTGCTTCGTGCCGTAGCGCTTCGGGCTCCAGCATGCGAGCAGCTTAAGACGCGTGTCGATGCGCATCTTTGCAAGTTGCACGTGGTCGCTGATGGCCCTTGTGTTGTCTGCGATGTCGAGGATGTCTTCGGCCAGTGCCTCGAAGCCCAAATCTCGCGCGCACGCGACCTGTGCGGCGAACTCTTCGTCTGCGCGCATCCAGTCATACACCGTACGCCACGCTGGCATGTCATCCTGCCTGCACAACACACGCAGCGCGACGCCGTTCGACAGGCCGTCGATGATGCGCTCCTCGACCTCGGGTGTTCTCTTCGTTTGGCGCTTGGCCATGATCTGCATGCTCCGCTCTAGTTGGCAGGACTACCAGTTAAGCTCCCAACATACGCACGGCGAAACACACTGGCAAGGGGTGCTTGCATTTTTACATCACGAGGGGGGCCAACTTTATACACCGCAACGCAACGCACAACGCGTGCAACATGCAACGCGAGAGGGCCTAGAACGTAGTTCTAGAGGCCTCCTCGGCGTTGCAGGTGGCGTTGCAGCTGCAACACGAACTAAATGTTGCACCGTGTTGCACCGCGTTGCACGTCCTAAGACAATAGGATTTCTGCGGTACTGGTAATAAATTACTCGTGTTGCACCGCGTTGCACTACCCTCCATCATGCAACACGAGTAAAAAAATGCACGTGTTGCAAATAAAATGCGTTTTGAGGGTTTACATACCCTCAAACCTCGTCTAGAGATACGTCATCAGCAACGAAGAAACGGAGTAAATAACATGACCACATTGACCGCAGCATCGCAAAGCCTCTTCATCAACCTCGCATCCGACGCTGACAACTGG